TGGCACCAAGAGTGCCAACAGAAAGGCAGATGGGGTCGCGGCGGTTCGCTATGCCGAGGCAGTCATCAATGCCGGTCTGCCCTTCCGCGACAAATGGCAGTTGGTCGCGCAGGCGCAGACGATGCGTCACGCCACGGTGGTGGATCGCACCCGCGTCCTAGAGGCGGTTGTCGAATCCAACACCAAGCGTTCGCGCTCACGGAAGGTCGCCGCTGCAGTTTCTCGCGGGACAACCGGAAATGGCCTCCCCCGTGGATTGACCGCACCTCGCACTGCGGCCACTCAACGGACGGCCGCTAACGATCCCGCAAACGACATCGGTATCTGGCTCTAAGAGCCAGTCCGACTTGACCTTCTGAAAGGAGGCGAGAAGAAATGTTTAGGCCCACATCGGCTAATCCGGCGCAAAAGCGCACGATCCGGCCGCTTTACGCCCAGCATCAGGCCACGACCTACGGCGGGTTCCTCGATCCCGCATGGACTCGTTCGTTTGACATCGTGCCGGGCACGATCATGGCTCGACTTCGGGGTGAGGTGTTCACGCCTTACACCGGAACCGGGAACCAGAAGCCCTTCGGTCTCAGCGCACTCTGGTGCGCCCCGACCCTGGGCATTGACGAAGTGACGGGTACCGGCACGAACCTCTTCACGGTATGGGTTGGCGACAGCCAGGCCGTGTTTGAGATCCTCGCACCGGGATTCGACACCACCGCAGACTGGAATGGCGCACTCACCACTGATGGTGCCATCCGTCTGCTCACCGCCAACGCGCAGGGACTGCTGACTCCGGTCGGTGTCAATGCGAACAACGCGGTAGCCGAGCTGGTGGATGTCATCAGCACCGACAAGATTCAGATCAGACTGAACAAGTTCGACTTTGCGTCGAGCGTCGGTCTGGCTGGTGGATCGTAAGAGAGGGGTGAACAAAATGTCTCCATTAACTGCTACTGGCTCTGGCCTACAGCGTCTGGCGAAGCACTCCGAGGAGTACGTCAGCGATGCCCAGAACTGGATGCAACGCATGGGCGGTCGGCGGTTGTCGGCACGCGAAAAGCAGGAGCGGTTGGCCACCATTCTCGGTGACCGCCAGAACGGAATGTTGCGACTCGGGCAAAGTATGATCGGCCCGATTCAGCTCAAGCTGCGCTACCAGGGAATCCTGCGGAATGTTCTCCTTGAGGACACCCTCACCCCCGGTGTGCCGGTTGAGTACGACGTGTTGGATGACCTCGGCCAAGCCTACTACCTGCATGGTAACGAAGGCGAAGTCAAGATCACGCCTTTTGAGGGCAAGCGTGTTCGCGTCGAGCTGTTCCGCATTGCGACCTTCCCGAAGGTCAAGAAAGAGGATTTGTACTACCTCCGTAGCAACATTGTCGAGTACACGCAAGATGAGTCGAAGCAGGCCATCATGCGTGCCGAGGACAGCCGGTTGGTAACCCTCTTGGAAGTGGCGGCGCAGCAGTACCGCGTCGTGGATGCCACTGCCAACCCGACCACGGGTGCTCTGCCCAACGAGATCGGTATCGCCGCAGCGACCCTGCAGCCGTCTGATCTCTACACGGCCGTGACCTTCACCGATCAGCGGATGTTGGATTCGTCCCGCCTGCTGATGAACCCGGTGGAGTACCGCGACCTGTACAGGTGGGATATCAACACCACCGGCTGGGCGTTCAAGGACTCTGTGGTTGCTGGCGAGCGTATCGTCCAGTTCGGTGAGTTCCAGATCGGCAAATCCATCATCATCCCGGCAGGTACTGTTTACCTGACTCCCGACCCCGAGTACTTGGGCGTGTTCCCCGTCATGTACTCACTCGATGTCGAGGAGAACAACCAGGTGGAGCAGTTCCACAAGGGCTGGGTTATGGACGAGTTGGTCGGAATGGCCGTCCTGAACCCGAGAGGCATCGTGATCCTTCGCAAGAGCTAAACCTCGCTCTGGCAAAATCACAACAGAGAACCCGCCCCCTCCAAAGGGGCGGGTTTTTTGTTTGCTGTAATCACACCCTGCTTACATAACAATCGTGGCGATTGCCCTGGTGATGACCTGTATTCCGGCTCGGTGCGCCGCTCTAAAAGGTGGATACCTAACCCGGTGCCAAGGAGGATCAATCCTAGTGTCACTCGCAGATGAGTTAGAAACCGAGAATCAAATCGGCCAGATCAACCATTGTAAGATCTGCTACTGGCTGACTCAGATCGCCGAGGGCGATGCCCAGTCCTATCGCCAGTGGATCACGGCAGGCAAGGACAAGTCCAAGCTCTACCGGGCCTGCACCCGCATCGACCCGCCCGTGCCAGGAGCATACTCCACGTTTTCCCGCCACGTTCGGGAGTGTGCTGATGTCCCTACAGGATGAATTGCTGGCCGAGCCCTCGGTCTCTGAGCCGCAGTACCAGCCCCGCACCGAGTACGACGGTGCCACCGGATTCATTCAGACCTCTGCACTCAGCGAACCCCCCAAAGACTTCAGCGATCTGCTGCGTCAGTTCGGCTACGACCCCGCCGAGGTGGCCATCATCGGCCATCCCCGCACCAGCCGCTGGCAGACCTACGACGAACGCTGGCTCACGGCCTACCGTTTCCACCTGGGCCCGGCCAGCACCTCGACCGGCACCGCCGACATCGACGCCCTCATCGCCAAGGCCAAGGCCCACAAGGACACCGCCAAAACTTTGACGACGCCGCACTGGATGGTGTTTCAGGCCGGGGATCTGCAACTGGGCAAGCGCAGCCAGGGCGGCTCCACCGAGCAGATCGTGGAACGCTACCTGGAGTCGGTGGCGGCAGCCAAAGTTGAGTTCAAGTCACTCAAGAAGGCCGGGATCGAGGGTATCCAGATCTCCATGCCCGGCGACTGCATCGAGGGCATCGTCAGTCAGAACTCCAAGAACCTGTTTCTCACCCAGGAGACCATCACCGAGCAGGTGCGCATTTTTCGGCGGCTGCTCTACTACACCATCGAGGAGCTGGCCCCGCTGGCCGATCAGTGTGTAGTGACCGTCGTGAACGGCAACCACGATCAGGCTCAGCGGTTCCAGAACGTGTTTCCCGGCGACGGCTGGGCTACCGAGTGCGCCATCGCCGTGCGGGACGCTCTGGAGCACAATGAGAGGGCATTCGGCCACGTTCAGATCCAGATCCCCGACAAGTGGCGGGGCTCGCTGACCACGGTGATCGGTGACACCGTCGTGGGCGTCATCCACGGCCACCAGTGGAGCCGCAACAAGGCGATGGACTGGCTGGCCAAACAAGCCGTCAACCGCCATCCGGCCGGGGGTGCCCAGGTGCTCCAGCACGGCCACTATCACGCCTGGGGCATCGAGACCAACCGCGAGGTGACGGTCATCTGCAGCCCCACCTTTGAGGTGGGGTCGGACTATCTCATCGACAAGGCCGGGTCTACTGCCAAGCGGGGGGCCGCGCTGTATCTGCTGCGCTCCGGTGAGATCTCTCGATTGAGTGTGGTGTGAGATGCGCACGCCGGGGCACGGGGACTGGGCCTGGATCGCCATCCTGGCCTACGAGCTGTTCTGTCCCCCCGGCGAGATGCTCTCGGAGTCGCTGGATCGCAAGCTGATTCGGGCACCCCGGCTGACCGAGGCGCTGATCGTCTACACCGCCCTGCACTGCGCCAACCGGCTGCCCACCCGGCTCGATGTGTTTCACCAGGCTGCCCGGCTGCTGGGGCGTGTCGAAAAGGAGCTGGCATGACGATCCGGCTCACCATTTTCGGCATCGAGTTGTTCTGTCTGACTTTGGACTGTCTGAGCCGCCCGGTGGTGGAGACCGAGGACGACGACGAGCCGCACCTCATCGGCGGCGGTGAGACCCACAACTTTGAGCGCGACACCAATCCTTTGGACCCCACCGACCACTACGGCGAGTGGGAGGACAAACTAAAGTTCGGCTTCCGCACCCCTAAAAGGTGAGGAAAAGGATACTCGCGTGCGCCGGATTGAGACTCAACGCCAACAGTGGCCGCACCGTGTCGCCGACTTGAGTTCGGGAGCCCTCGGCAGTGACGGCACCCCCACCGTAACCGGCACCGAGGGCATGAGTGCCTTGGATGCCGGGACGGCTCTGGGTGTGGGATCGGCACGCGATCAGAAGGCCGAGAGTATCGCCCAAAGTGCCGCCGGAAAGCCCTATGAGTACGGCGGCTCAGGACCGGGCTCGACCAACGCCAAAGGCCAACCGGCCAGTAGTTGGGACTGCTCAGGTCTGGTCGGAGATATGTATTCGGCTACCATGGGTCTCGATCCCAACGCCAAGCAGACCAGCGATTCCACCGGCACCCGGTTCAACACCACCAGCGACATGGCCGCGATGGGCTTTGAGCGCGGCTCCCAGCCCGGCACCTTCAACATGGGGCTCAACCCCAGCGAAGGCTCGGCCGGTCACATGAGTGTAGAACTTCCCAGTGGCACCCGCGCCGAGTCCAGTGGCAGCGGTGGAGTGGAGTACGGCAGCGGAGCGCGGCAGATCACCGACTCCCCCTACACCCAGCAGTGGCACCTGCCCGATGCCACCCAGAACGTGGTCAACCAGATGACTTCCCCCAGTGATGCCGGAAGCTCTGCGGCCAACAAATCCTAGATTTACAGTGGGCCGGTCCTGACCTGTCTCTTTGGCGATCCCACACCTGAAATAGTGACGACCTGGAGGTGGGTGTGGCGAGGCGTGTCATCACGGCGAGGGAACAGCATGAGCTGGCCGAGCCGTTTCTGCGGTTAGCCGCCGAGGAGCCCCTGGCCGACTGGGAAAAAGAGCTGATGGCCGGTGCCGAAGCCGAGGCGGCGAGCTTCAAGGCCGATGCCCAGCCCGAGGCCGCGCAGCCCCCCGGTGTTACGGGCGACATCATCAAGAAGTACTACCCCGAGCACAGCGACTACACCATCAACCACATGGCCGAGGACTGGTCCCACGGCGGCGACCTTGCTGCCCAGCAGCAACACGCCCATGAGCACCTCACCAAGCTCACCACGCCGGGGCACTCGTTCTACAGCCCCGAGCCCGGTGGCCATGCTGACAAGTGGAAAGCCATCCATGAGGATGCCTTCGGGCAGCCCTGGACCGGCGAGATCGAGCATTCCGACAAGGCCAAGAGCATCGCCGAGAACGCCGCCGAGGCGTTCGCCGGGGCCGGGATCAAGGTCAAGACCCAGGACGAGTTCTTCAAGGATCACGCCCCACCCGGCTCTGGCCCCCAGGCTAAAGGTACCGGCCCCAAGCCCAAGGCTGCCGAGCCCTCGCCCTGGGCCGCGCTCAATATCTTCCTTGAGTCGGCCAATGACGAAAACTTCTTTGGGGGAGACAATAACGACGAGTGGAAAACCGAAAAGGACGCGGTTAACTCTCCCGACTTCGCGCAGTGGTTTGCTAAAGAGTTTCCCAACACTGATGGCTACAGCGACGACGACGGCCACCCCCTCTACCCCGATGTGGTAGTTCAGCAATACCTCAAGGGGAAGGGCCAGGGCTTGGGTCAGGGCTCTGCCTCCTCCGACGACGACTACGACCAGATCCAAGAGCTACTCAAGCCAGTCGGGACGCCCCCGCCTGCTACCGCTCCCGACATCAGCGGCATGGACGAGAACCTTCAGAACTTCTTCCTCACCGATGCCGAGCACGGCAACGAGTACTCCGAGTTAGCCAACAACGAGCACTTCAAGGGCTGGTTCAACTACAACTACCCCGACTTTGATTACAACGACATGTTCCCCCAGGACGTTGTTTTTGAGTACGAGACCCCCTGGAACGAACACGACTATCAGTCCCAGCCGGTGTGGATGAAGCAAATGTCCTACGGCAGCGATGCTGACGGGGAACTCCACGACTGGCAAAAAGAAGTCGGGCCCGAGCAGATCCACGTCTGGGATGAGGACTACGACGACGGCGGTCTGCAGGCCATCCACAGCTTCCATGAGTATCTCGACAACAAGGGCATCGACCATCCCGATGACCTGGATGTGGCGATGCACGTCCAGGCTGACATCGACACCACCGAAGAAAATTACGAGTACTGGAAGGATCAACTCCCCTACGGGGCCGAGGAGTACTTCGCGGAAAACCCCACTCAGGGCGGCTACGACTACACCGAGTGGCAAGACTATTACAACGGGGAGACCCTGCACCACAAGTCAAACTGGCCGGAAGGGCCGTGGACGGTCAACTACGAACAGATGTACTCCGACCAGAGCCAGAACGCCAGTCCACCCGAGAGTCTGACTTCCGGCTATGACAGCTTCGTGCCGGGCTTCAAGGCGTACATGATGACCCAGTACCCCACTCTGGAGCAGTACGAGATCAACAACTTCGACCGCGACGAGTGGTCGGTGCTAGAGCAA